ACTTAATGATAGGGTTCAATATAAATGTCTTAAATCCAAAGCTGAAATAGAAATTTACATGGGTGAGAAAAAAATTACAAAATTAATATTGGAATAATATGAAGATATGTATTATGAAACTATATTATGAATCATCGTTTTAGTTTTGCAGCAATTTTAATTATATTATTGTGTCTTTTGGCATTTTTTGGAGGACCAAAAGTATTTGGAGATACTACACAATCAAATGTATCTGGATCTAACACAGCGATTGAAGGTAATTATACATCAGATTCAACAACTACCTACGAATCAGGCTCTGAATCTACATCAACAACTAATTCTACATCAAACTCTAATATACAATCAGCACCACCATCAGCGTCAGCTCCATCTTATAATGCTATGACACAGGATGTTTGTGCTGTAGGTATTTCCGCAGGACTACAAACATTTGGTTTTGGTCTTAGCGGTGGAAAACACGTTATAGATAAAAACTGTGAAAGATTAAAGTTAGCTAGAATATTAAATGATTTTGGTATGAAGGTAGCGGCAGTTGCTATACTATGTCAGGATGAAAGAGTATTTGAATCTATGATTCAAGCTGGTACTCCTTGTCCTATTGATGGAAAAATTGGTAAAGAAGCTAAAGCACTATGGTCTAAATATGATCACGAAAGACCTGATTATAAAACATATATTAAGCGTATGGATGATAGAGAAAAAATAGAAAAGAAAATAGCTAAAGAAGAAGCTCTTAAAGAAAAGAAAAAAATTGAAGAAGAAGTTAAGATGATAGAAAAATTAAAAAAAGTAGAACTTAAAAATTTAAAGAATGTTAGATAATGCCAAGACCTGTACTAAAATGGATTGTAAGACTAAGAATGTGGTATGCGGATTTAAGAGGTCATCATGGAAAAAAATGGGACTATGAACCTTCAAAATATTATATGAAAAAAAAATGATTTGGTTAATAATATTTATAGGAGTTATGGCTTATGCGATTTATCGTATTAACACTTTTGCTGATGATGTTAACCCTTACAACTTCAGCAGAAGAGACAACAACAAATAATTTACTTAGCCAAGACTTCTCCACAAGTTGGTCTGGTACTGCTACTCAAAGGCATGGCAATAGTACAGTTGCTGCTGTTAATAATACATATATTAAATCTGATGATATAAGTTTAAAAGATGATGCAAATTTAACTGAGGCACAACTACAAGATGGCTTTACATCAAATCATTCTTTTAAATATTGGCATTGGAATAATTATAATTCCACAGTTACCTCAAAAGTAACAATAACTAAAGCAGATGGTGAAGTAACAACACAAATACGAGCATATAATACTGATGGGTGTGGTTACATTAACTGTGGTAGTTTTCAATCCGGTTCTGATACTTTATCTGTATCTAGGAATACTCAGACAGATTTTGATATTAATGTAAGATATGATTTTACAGATACTTCTAATAGCTCAAGCCATTACTCAGTAGATTTAAAAGAACCCTCTCTTACAATTACATACGAATCAGAACCCATAGATCAATCTATTCAAGATGAAATAAATGATATATTTGAAGATTTACAAGAAGAAGTTTTTGAAGATATAGAAGAATTTTTCTTTGAAGAAGAAACTTTTACTTTTACTGAAGAGCCTCAGTTTGAAATGGAAGTAGAAATGGAAATGGAAACATTTGCTTTTGCAGAAGAATTTATAGAGGAATTTTTAATAGAAGATGAAGGCATGACATTTGAAGATGGTCCAATGTTTGAATTTGCAGAAACAGAAATGGAGGAAATTTATGAAGAAACAGAAGAGCTTATTGAAACTTTCTTACCGATGGTTTCTGAGGAAGAGGAATTTTCATCTGAAGAATCATTCTCCGAACCAGATGGATCAATATTCATGGAATCAACCGAGACAGAAGAAACATTTGAAGAAGAAGTAATAGAAGAAGAACCAACAGAAATGGTTGAAGAAGAAGTAATGGAAGAAGAATCTACTGAAGTGGTTGAAGAAGAGGTTGTTGAAGAAGAACCTACTGAAATGGTAGAAGCAACTAATGAAGAAGAAAAAGAAGAAATTAAAGAAGAAAAATCTGATAGCGAAACTCCTAATAAATCCGATGTTCAGGCTAAGAAACTTGCCAAACAAAAAAAAATACAACAGAAAAAAGCTATCGTCAAAAATCTTGATAAAATAATGGATAAGGTTGATAAAGATATTAAGGATATTGCTAAAAATTTAGTCATCAAGAATATCATAAAACTAGATGCAATGACAAGTGAACAAGCATCACTAGACATATATCAAAATGCAATATTTTATAAACCAAAAGATATATATTTAGATCAATTAAATATCTTTGATTTTAGACAGATATACCCAAATACTAATCTTGCAAGTTATACCCAAAATGATAGGATAGAAATCAAAGCGAGAAAACTTAATGAACTAAACATTAAAAAGCAACAGCTTTTATATGAACTGGAGATGTTAAAAAATGGCTGATAAAAAATTTAATATAAAAGATCAACTCGCAGGAATTGCTGCATTGATTGCAGCTATTGTTGCTATAGGTGGAGGCTTTGCAAAGTATGGTGAGCTTACACAAAAAATTAAAGCACTAGAACTAGCAAATAAAAAACAAACTGTAGTAGATACTTCAGGAATTGAAAGTGGTCTTGCGGTTCTTGAAGAAAAAGTATCAGCTTTAGAAAGTGTAGATACTGCTCACACTCATAGTTTTATAGAACATGATCATAAAATTGAACATAATCACACTAAACCTTTAGTTAATGCTAAAGAAATTGAATTACTAAAAGTTCAAATAGAAGAAATTAAAGTAGCTACATCTAATCCCTTATCACAGTAAATGGTATGGCAAATAAAACCTGGAATAAATCTAAAACAGTAATGGCTGTAGGTTGGTGTGGTGTTTGTCAAAAAGAATTGTTAAGTGATGCAGGTGGATGGATTGTCAACGCAGAAAAGAAACACTTTTGCCATGATGGTCGTGATGGTAGTTGCTTTGATAAATATGTTATTGAACAAAAGAATGTAGCTGAAGATGCTTCTTATGAGGGTAGTTAAATTAAAACTCCATTATACCATCCCATTAAAAAACAAATTGCAATCATAATTCCAAAAAGTATTAATAATAAATATAACTCTTTCATTTAAGTAATAGTTGCTTTCAGTTCTTCAAATTCTCTCCATAAAGTTTGTTCCGAGGACCAAAATCTTTCTTTATTATTTTTCATTTTAATAGAATGTAAAACTGTAGTATGATCCATTTTAAAAATATCACCAATACAAGTTAAAGACATATTAAATTTTTCAGATAATAAATTAAATATTATATTTCTAGCTCTACACATATCTTGTTTGCGAGACCTACTTTCCATAAGTTCTTTTTTATGAACTTGGTAACGTATACAAACTTTATTTATAATACTATCAATAACTAATTTAGTTGGCTTTCCAAAAGAATATCCAACAATTCTTTTTGGTGTGTATTGTTTTCTATTTTTTTTATGGTGGTCTCTGGCAAGTATGTAACCATTTCTAAAACCATTTTTATAAATAGCCTTTTCTCTTATACTTAAATCTTGATACATTCCTGCTTTCATGGCAAGTTTTATTTCTTTGTGGAAATTTTTGGTCATAGATTCCCTAGGGTTTGTTGTTGTTTTTTTCAATTATAAGTTTAATGACTATCCTGCCATCAATCTTTCTTGTGTCTGCACTACCTTGCTCATCAATCTAATACTGTCTTGATGATATTTTTCAGCTAGTACCTTTGTCTCCAGAAACTTTCTGTGTTTCTTCTCTTGGAGATCCCTGTACCTTTGCAGACGAGTCTTTAGCTCGGTCATCCTTCTCCTTTTTCACTTTTATAAAGTTAATTTTAACATTATTAACTTTTACTTCTACAAATTCCCCTATGGCTTGTGGATCTGCAGCCTTCTCAGCGTCATCAAAGCTATCAGTATGAGTGAAACTAGCCTCGCCAAATTTACGCCTGATATATTTAAACATTTTTATCCTTTTTGTCTAGTGCTTTTTTATGCAGTTCTTTAGCCATTTTTGAGTATATTTCAAGGTCATCATAGCTATCTGCTTTATATTTTTTAGTTGTTCTATATAGTTTAAGAGCCATCATAAGTTGAGCAACTTGATAGGGTTGCATATCATCTTTTAAAATATCATGTAAAATAACATTAAACATGACAGCTAATAATCTAAAGTTTTCTTGATAATCACCATAATCTTTATGACGATCTTCTACAATTTTATTTAATATTTTTTCGTTAATATCTATTGTGTCCATATTGTTTTTTCAATGAGGTGGGGAAAACAACTAAAAGAAAAAAGCCAGAAAGGATTGGCTAAAAAACCCCACCTCAAAGTTTTACAAAAATGTTACCATCTTTGCGGTTTATTATTACCATACGTTGCTGGTTTTGCAAAAGGTTTTGCTACTTGAGCTGGTGCGTTACCACCACCTGCTGTACCGCTACTTTTTGAGCTTTCGTTTGGTGTTAGTTGCACAGTAATGTTTCCAGTTGGATCTCCATTCTCTGCGACCTCATCAAAGGCTGCTTGATTATACCAATTATCCCCTATCTTTACACCTATTCTCCATTCTTTTCCGGGAGGAGATTTTGGATTAATGGGTGCTACATAGCTTGGATGATTGGGAGCAGACCTTTTGTTGTTGGGAGTAAGTTTTATATATATCTTATCCATTTTGTTTTGCTCCTGTTTGTAGTTTAATCTTCCTATTTTCATAATGATCCATTAAATCTTTATATGTTGCAGGATGATTTTTAATTGCATCATTAAATTCACTTTTAAACTCTACATCTTTAAGATATTTTAATCTTGAAAGGTGCATAGCTGCATCAATGTTTCTAATGACTGATTTTACTGAAGTTACCTTTTTTTTAGGATAATTAATTACTTCAGCACTTTGGTCTACCCTTGTATTCGGTATATTAAGATCATCTAATTCTTCTTTTGAAGTGATGCTCTCATCCAGAATACCAAAGACAGATAAAGCTCTTGATATAGCAAAGGATTCTGCTAGTTCCATTGCTTTAGGTTTATTGTTCCTAAATACTTTTGCATGACCGGTAGCCAATGTACCTTCAGGATTTACAATTCTTGCTTTACCAATATAGCAATCATCATAAGTCATAATATCTGTGTTAATGCCTAACTCTCCAGCAAATTCTTCTGTAAAAAATTTAAGTTTACTTGTAGCAGTTACAGTAGTTTTCCCATGCTCATTTATGTAAGTTCCTTCCTTTTTACATTTTTCTATTATTTTTTTTATTTTTTCTTTAATGTCCATATTATCCCCATAGTTGTTTGATTGTTTTTAATTGATCTGTACTTAAATCTTTCATCATCCAATGATTAAGATCAGGTTTTTCCACATATTGAGCTGCGATTTTGGGATCGCCATTACTTAGTACAAGTAATTTCTGAATTGTTTTTGCCTTTTTTAACATTTCTTGATAACAATATTCTAAGTGATCATCAAATAAAGCAGGATGTGTATCGTCAAAAATAATAAAATCATTTTCATTCGCATAAAATAAGAATGGAGTTTTACCACTTGCAATTTTATAAAAAGCTACTTGAGTTATATTAACCGGATCAGGTTGTGATGGTAATTTTTGTGTGTAAAATTTTATGTCCCCTCTATAATCTTTTGCGGTAGGTGGTTTAGTTTTACATTCAGCAAAGCACAAATCATTTTCAAAATCTAGTCTGCCAGTAATTCCTAAAGCTAAATCTTCAGGCAACATATTTACATATCTTTCACACTTTAATTCATCCTCACCAAAAATATTTTTTACAGCTTTTAAAATATTTTGAGTAGTGCCATGTAATTTATCTTTAATTTGTTCTTTGATTTGTTTATCTCTGTCATCAAAACTTTCTTTAGTATAAATTTTATATTCATGGTTAAATACACTATCATAATCTTTATCTTTAATTTCCTCCCTCTCAGCACCATGAAATATATATTTACCTATTACTTTTTGAGCCACATTACCGGATAAACTTCCATAACCTAATTTATATCTTTTCTTATCGGATCGTCTTTGTTTTTCAGTACGAGACCAATAATCTACAATGTGCATAGCAATAGATTTATTTCTTGATAACTGAGAGAAAGAAAAATGTTTCAAACCCTCTCCACCTGATAGGGATTGAAGTATTTCTTCTAATTGTTTTTTCATTTATTTCCTTTTTGTTGTTTTGTTCTTTATATATTATTACACCATATTGTCTACTATTATTTGATTATTTTGTTGCTTTAAATAACCGCTATGGTAATAGGTATTCTTCTGCAACAATAGGAGA